CGGTCTGGGTAGATGAATACCATGATGAATACGATGATCTTCACCTGACTGTCGCCCTCAGAGCGATCATGACGGCGATAACACCTGCCCCGACTATGGCAATAGCCAAACCAGCTATAACGGCGTGTACGATCCTCTGACGGCGTTTAATGCGGTTTTCTTCTGCTTCCCTACGCTTGCGCCTCGCCTCAGCACAGAATTTCTGGTAATCCGACCACATATTAGGCCGCCCAGCCCAAATCATCTGCTCTCGTAACAGGGCTTCCTGTTCCTTAATGCGCTCCAAGGCCATAAACTCAGCGAGATCGTTATTCTTTCCACCGCCACCCTTTTTGTTGACCTTGCGCTCCAAGTCTTCTTTTGCAGTTGTAAAGACACCAAAGGCGTTAGCGGCAGAAGCCAAGTCCCTGCCGTTACCGACAGCTTCCTTGATAATTTTGAAGGCGGCATTAGCCGCCGCTAATTCTGCTAACATTAGTACACCCTAACTTTGCTGGTATCCACATACTTAGGCACACAGTAGGCTGTGACCTGATCGTCAGGATGATTATACCTTATGTCGGGGGCTGAACCAAATCGGCGTGAGACTTCGGCGGCAAAATAATTGCAATGGTCTATTGACCGAAAGTACATATCATTGCTTGAGAGGTAGCGACCATCTCCTGTCCCTAGCCACACTAGCAACAGGAATAGGTGTTCCATTACTTTTCCATTAGCCTATGAAGCAAATCTTCTAGCCGACCAAACCTGTCCTCGATGCGACCCATCATAGATGTCATCTCATCCTTGTGAATGAAGGTTTCTCTCGTGGAATTAATGCGTTCCTCAAGACGGTTCACTCTGCCAGTAAGATGGTTGATATACCAACCAACAGCACCGATTATAATAATCGTTAGAACGTCCAGAAGATTGCCCATCATTTCCATTGTTAGATTCCTTCAGGCCAGTCAGCTATTGGCGCATTGCCAGTTGGTACATCATCAACCATAGGCGCATCGAACAACGCCATAAATGCTGTATGGTCAGCCGCCGCATCTATTGCCGCTTCAATCGTGTTTGAGGCAGTACGCACCGCCGCACGATATGTCAGGATGTCGGCTGGCACAGAATAGTCAGCAACCTCACTAGCCTTGATTACCATCCAATCGGTAGGCGCAAGCAATCCACCAGCCTGTTGCTTGATGGTGGCTTTCCACTGTGACTTCAGCCCCAGCGTTACGACCTGTACGCCGTCTTCCATAATGGCATTGCCATCCTCATCAACAGCATTGACATCATCCAATGCCTTCGGCGTGTTGGCATCCCAGAAGAAACGATTGTCAAATGACGCTGGTGGGTCAACCCAGACGAGGCCAGCCGCTACCTTCTCAGCGTCAGACCATCTGCCCCACGATGTCGGGTGCTGGATGCCGTCAGCGGTACGCCACGCTCTGCCTTCCTTGATTCTTTTGCCTTGATATGTCCACATTGTTGTCACCTCGCATTTGCAAATTTGAATGGTTGTTCGGCTAGGGCTATATAGATGTAATTGTAACCGCTGGTGTTAAACACATCGCCAGTTCTTCGCAACTTAAACCCATTAGACAAAAAGTCCATATTTGCAGTTGTGCCAAACTCAGCCGCACTACTATTAGGATTTATTTCTGTTGTAGGTGGATTATAGTTAGGCCGTTCATTGTCTAGTATGACCCAGCGATTTGATATGCTTGAAACCTTTAACATTACAAATGCAGGTCTAAACCCTGTATAGACAAACGTGCCGTCTGCCGAAGAATTGCCCACATAACTGCCCACCTTACACAGCCCTTCGGCGTTTGCGAAACAGTAGGCTATGTAGTCCTCACCGCTTCCATTAACAGTAGTCACAGAGCCTATGCTAAAGACTGAAGATGTTGGGTCAGTACTATTCCAGTATGCGGTACTTGGACCAGCTACGGCGTTTGTTGTATTAAGGTCTAAAGTATAAGCTGACCCTAACGATGAATGATACACACGCCAATCCCTAGCGTTATCTCTGCTTTTCACAATAATCATATCAGGCACAGTGCCGTCTAAACCGTGTCCAACAGTAGCCCCAGCCGTGCCATTTCCAGTATAAGACACAATACTAAACCAGTTCTGTTGGCTTGTAGCGCCCACGCTTACAGTGCTGGTAATACTGCCATCAGTGTTGGATACGCCAGAGCCGTCAGCTTTCCAGTTCCAAGCGGCGTATGTTGAGCCAGTTTCATTCCAAGCACCAGTATCATTAAAACCAACAGTAAATCCATCAGTATCCAACGATAAAAGACCATCACCATCAGTTTGAGATGCTTCTGCACCAGTATTATCTGTAGCTAAATAATAGTAAGAAGTAGCACCAATTCCTCTTACGGAATCCTGAACAACGTGATTAAAAGTGCCATTCCTTTCTTTTATCCAAACTAAATCAGGCTGAAATCCTACACCTGTAATCCCATTAGATGAAGTAGAGTCTCCGCTATAAAGCACCGTATTGAAATAATCCTCTGGCGTTTCATCGTTCAGCGTGTTTATCGCGCCGCTTGGCAGATTGGCTGAACACAAGGCAAGGTAACCAGACGGCACAGGATGGGCGAAGTCACCGTAGCCGTTCTCATCAGCATTGCCGCCAGCCGTAGTGTTATTTGCGAAGGTGCTGTCCTGACCGAAATTAAAGCGAAACGCTTGATATGTATCACCGCTAGCCGTTGGTGTCATACCGTGAACTTGCCAATCAGACAAATCATCTAAGCTGTAAGAACTGCCATACGTTGAGCCGTTGCGATACATTTGAAATGTACCACCATCTAAATCAACAGAAATACCAAAGATGTCATTGTTTGACATCCCTGTAAGTCCACTTGCCTCTTGCGTATGTGTTCCTGCCTTGTCGACTTGGTCAATCGTGTCGTCTGCTAAATCAATGCCAACAACAGATGTTGATGCCGTAAGCCCAGAGCCGTGTAACGTCACATTGCCTTTGCCAATATTGTCAGTGCGTGTGAACCCGATTGCTCTATTGTTTTGTTGTGATGGAACTTGAACTTCCCAGTACCATTTTCCACTGGTGACACTAAATGTCGCTGTCGGCCTACCATTCCCATTATTTCCTTCGCCCTCATTATAAAATAAGTTGCCTTCAGACAGTTCAGAACTGTTAAAGTGAGTGTCAGGCAATGAACTATTTAATGTAGCAAAATTATTAGTCGGGCTATCCAGCACAACATCTGATGCGACTAGGTTGTTAGCAGTCCAGTCATTCGTATTGCCGCTAGTGTCATCACCAATCGCCGCGCTGTCAGCGTACTCAAGTCGGAAACCGTTACTACCAAAGGTTAGCCCTGACGTGTCTACTGGTGTCCATATGCCTGACTTGAACTCGCCGAAGCTGGTAGGGTCTAGGGCTTGACCGTCAATGAAATTAACGTCTGCCATATAGCCGTCAAACTCTCTAGCAAACTGAGCAGTGTCACCAATACGATGCTCAATGGCTGTGTTCATTTTTAGGTCAGCATTTAACGATGGATATACTTCAGTGCTGAATGATGTAACTCTTTCGCCATTGACATAGATTTTTGCTCTGTCGCCAGAAGAAGCGTTTGAAGTATCTAGTTGGAATAAAAGGTGATACCAACTTCCGACATCTCTGTACAAAGCATTAGTTACAAGATGCACTCTATAACCAGAGATATAGTCGTACCACTGTATAGCACCGCCAGACTGAAAAATAATATTTGTTGTATCTGATGCAGAAGTATAAGCCGTCAATATTTGAGCATCTGTGCCACTAACTTTACCACGCTTAACCCAACAGCTAAATGTCCAAGTTTTGCGGTTGCCAGCCGAAGCTGGTGTGCGGCTTAGATATGCGTTGTCGTCATCATTGAAGCGTAGGGACTGCTCGATGGGGAAGTCGTAGAACCCAGTCGGCGCGGCGTTACCAGCTAATGTAAGCAAACTACTCATAATGAGTCCTTATGATATGTTCAGGCTACGCCCAATTTCTTGCATATTAGTGCCGTCAGATAAGAACACCAGCACATCCTTCGCAGAGGTGGCTGTGGACAGCGTTGGCGCAGAACCGCCAGCAAACTTAAACACGGCGTTCCAACTCGCTGTGCGACCGCCTGTGACCGCATCCTGAATGATTGTCAGTACATACACTGCACCGTCAACCTGATTTGTTGGCGCGGCAAAGGTGCGATTGCCGTCAAGTGTAACCTTAGTGACTTGGTTCTGTGCGGCATCCCAGTTAATCGTTGCGCCGTCCGTCAGTGTGGTAGCGTTGAAGTTCTGGGTCTTGCTGTATTCCTGCGCCACATTGATGCCAGCAACGGTTAGGTCAGTGTCCTGCACTGTCAGAACACGAGTATTGCCAGTGGTAACGCCTACACCGTCAAAGCGAAATTTCTTAGCGTTGTCAGCCGGATCAGCCAGTGTGAATGTGTCTTCGAGGACATCAGTGCCAGCATTAACCTTTGCTAACAAAGACATAAGTGAGCGCAACGAGTCATTGACACTGCTTGGCAACATAGTGCCTTCGCCTATGTCTATGGACTCAATGTCTGTATTATTAGACGCTGTAACGTCAAAGTCTGTAATTGCGTTTTTTGCCATGTTTCACTACCTCTAGTGTGTTTATATCATTTACCCTACTGGTCAGCAAGTAAGCCTGTATCTGGCTGAGTGGTTTCGCGCACTGTTGTAAATAGGCCGCCGACAATAGCCCTCTTGCGAGATACGTCTTTTTCTGCGGCTAACTTTAACAAGGCTGAAATGCTATCCTCGTCAGTGAACACTTCTGACAATTTGCGAACCGCATTACGGCGGCGCATATCTTGTAGCATTTGAGCGAACCCTTTAGTTGGTGCGGTAATATCAACACCAAGCAAACCTGCGCCACCCTCTATTTCCTCTTTCAGCATACCTCTAGGCTGTGTTCTAGCACCTATTGCAGGAAGCATATTTGTGCGCTCAAGAACGTCCAGCATATCATTAAAGCCAGTCTTTAGCTCAGTAGCGTTAACGCCTTGTGCCTCTGCCACGCTGTCTAGGATAGCGTCTAGGTTCGCCCTTGCTTGATCTGTGCCGCGAATTGACTGGGCAAATCTTACACCAGCAGAAGCAGGTATCTCGCCAGTGGTGCTAATCTTAAATGCTTTGTCAGCAGAGTTTTCCATCCACATTCTAACCAAATCGGGGAATATAGTTGGGTCTTGCGAATTAAGGGCTGTTGCGATGGATTTGATGTTAGCAGGGTCAACCTGTTCAAAATCAGTAATCACACGATATGCTGATTTCGGCGTGATATTGGCTTTGTTAAGTGCCTCAATCCCAGTCTCGCCCAACATATTTTCAAAAGCGGCCAAACGCTCTTTAAATATTGCATTAGCCGCCATAATATTCGGATTGGTATTAAGAGCGTCACGCAAGTCGCTTATAGGCTCTTTTAACTCAGCCATTATTTCTTTTGCTACAGCATCATCAGAGGTAATAGGTGCGGCATCTTGCTTTTTGTTAAGGCGTTTTAATTCTGATTGCAACTTGCCAACATTGGTAATTGGCTTACCTCTAACAGTAAGCCTTCCGATAATATTATTAATCTCTTTAACGGTATCTTGCCCAGCAGTAGCTTTCATTGATCTTAATTTTTTCACAATATCGCTGACAAGCTGTGGCTCAATCTTCTGGATTTTTGCCGCTTCATATAAATCAGTAGTGGCGGCGGTTACATTGCCTCTAGCCTTGTTAATGTATTCCTCTGCCGCTTTCTGTGCATCAATGGCTACTTTTTTCTTGGTGCGAGATGTCTGCTGTATAGTGTCGATCTGATTCATAATAGCTGGCTTAATATCAGCTTGACGTTTTGCCATAAAATCAAGCAAGCCCTGACCCTCTGGCGAACGAGCCACAAAGTCAGCAAGCTCACGCAACTGTGCCGATGGCAGTGTTTCAAATGCTGATAATGGGATGCCCTGCTCTGCGGCAACTCTCTGCAAGTCTCTTGCTCTCTGAATGTCGTCTGGGTCAATCGTCTCAATGGCTTGCTTTGCAATGGTTGCTGGCGATTTTCTTAATAGACTGCCTAGAATAGTCATGCCAGTTAAACCAAGGCCAGTGGCTGTGCCAGCAGTCTCCCCAGCCATTTCCTCTGCTACACCAGCAGTAACACCGATACCGCCAAACAACTTGCCAGCTTGCAACGCTTCGCTTGCAACAGTCGGGGCTTCAGTTGTGGCTCTTGGGGTTCTGCTAAGAAGGTTGCGCAAGTTTTGTACCCCACGGCTAACTGCCGGAAGAACCTGACCAACCTTAGTTGGCAATGACATTGGAACGCCAGCACCAACACCATATTCCAAGCCCTTTTCAGCGACTCTCGCGGTAGGGGTTCTGGCTTCAGTGGAAAGTGATGGGATTAATGACTGATATTCTTTCATGCCGTAAAGAAATGGCTCTGGTGATACATCAACGCCAGCACCACGCAACCCCATTCTTTGCAGACGCTCAATCTCGCCAAACACGGCAGGAACAGAAAGAACACCCTTAGTAATGCCACGCTGTGCGGCATAGCCTAAATCAGCCAAGTCACGCATACTCTGTCCAAAATAACCGCCCTCTGGCTGTTGTGCCAGTAAGTCATCCAGTGTGGCTGGCTTTTTAGGCTCAGTTGCTTCAACTTCCTTAACAGGCTTCTGGTACTTTTTTTGCGTTGGTAATGTGTATTGAGCCATTACTGAAAAGCCTCTTTGTTAAAAACATCAAACTCGCCGGACACCCCATTAAAGAAAACATCACCGTCCTCGATCATACCGTCATCAACTAACTGCTGAAACTGCTCTTGGCTTTCTACCCTTTGATAGAACGAACCAAGCTGTTCATCAGCATAATCTCCAAATCCAAAGTCGTGACCTTTGTCTTGAATGTAATCATCAAATAAAGACAAACGCTTTTTGTTGTATTTATTAAGCTGTATCTGCATAGCCGCAATAACTCTGTTAGCTTCAGGCGTATTTGCCATATTTACGGTTGCTCTTTGATAGTAGTTCATGTCTCTATCGGATGTTGTGCCAGAACCAGCCACACGCTGTGCAGGGGTTAATGCCGCAGTAGCACTATCTATAAGCTCTTGATCAGTTAAGTTTTCTATCTGCTCATCGCTTAACAGATTTAAACTTCTCATCCACTGTTTTACTGGAAGCAATGATGACTCAAGCCTACCAGTTTCGACACCGCTTTCTAGCAAGTCCATAGCCAACATAAGACGTGGTATCATTGCTTCAGTTGAGGCAACAGATTCTTTAAGTTCTTTCCGTGTATTTAACGCCTCTTGGTAAGCCAATTTTTTCTGTTCATCACCACCAATAAACACAGATGTTTGTGGCTTTGTTGCCGCCCTCATAATGAAATCATTGAACTCAGGAGTGCCGCGCTGAAGCCCCATAGCCAACGCATTTTTTTCAGCCGAGGTTAGGTCTGGTTGCATAGCCTTTTGCACATCAAGTTGGAAACCAGCCAAAGCAAGCTGATCCGCTAACGCTTGCCGTTGCTTATCATATTGCAGTTTTTCAGCCTCTTGCTTTGCTGTGGTATAGGCTTGCATCCCAGATGCTAATGTCTCGCCCAGTGTTACTGGTCTATCTTGCCAACCACCAGCCGCTAGTAACTGTGTGCCAGCCGCAGACAATCCTGCGGCCTCTGGGCTACCTTTTGCTGGCATCCGTAGCTGTGCGGCTCGTAACTGATCCAAGCCGCTAGGTGGCATACCCTCTGGACGTGGGCGTGGCAATGGAACGCCCTGCCGTTCCTGCAAAAACTGAGATCGCGCCAATGGTGCAGTTGGCATCGCAACACTCGTTGGTGTCGATAGTGGCTGTGTAGTTCTTGACGCAATAGCCGCCATAGTTGGCGCAAGCATAGATGATTGTGGCTCATATGGTTTAGGCAATCCAAATTTACCCTGTTGAGCCGCCGGATAAAAACTTTTGGCAGTAGGTCTTTGTGCCGTTAGCAGATTACCCTGCTGAAACCCATAAGGAAACTGATATCCGTTTGCCATGTTACATCATCCCCAGTAAGCTACCGCCAATAGCGAATGGCGCAAGACTACCAGCACCAGCAAAGCCTAGTTGGCCGCCCAGTTGTGCGCCAGTTAATGCACCGCCTAAAGCACCTGCTAATGGCTGTCTAAACTGTGGCGTGATTGTCTGACCACCCAACGCACCAGAACCGCCCTGAACCATCTGCAAGTAATCGCCAAGTTTCTGATATGGCCTTGCTTGCTCGAACTGGAAACGCTCGATATCCGCCGCTAGTTCTGCGCCAGCCTGTGCCTCACGAGCCGCGCCAACCTGTGCAAGTGTGCCAAGGTCAGCCATGCCAAATTGATATGCCGCAGGTGCTTGCTGGATAGCGGCTTGTTGGGCTTGGTAAGCGTATGGGGCAAGAGCTTGTGCTACTGCCGCTTGCTGATAGCCAGAGCCGTAACGACCTGCTTGCGCGGCCTGTGACTCAATCTGCTCAACAACTGGCCTAAATGCCGCCGCCTGTAATGGGTTAGTCCCCATCAGGTTCTGCATTACTACATTTTGCGTGGCTGGGATAAATGGACTGCCAGCAACCGCCTGTTCGCGCATACCACCTAGAGCCATCTGTGTTTCTGGCGAAAATCCTACCACAGTGCTTTCTGGGTAGTATTGCGGTGTTGGTGATTCATACAGACGCTGTGCTTCTGCCAAGCCATACTTTAGAAACGGCTGTGCATACTCTGGTGCGGCTGTTTGCTGTGTAATGGTTCTGGTTGAACCGCCACCCTTACTCATATCATAGTTCCCTTACAAAAACAGTGGACTTGGGTTGATAGTCCGTTAGCTTGCGTTGCCAGCCTTTACGACCGATAATTTCCATGCCTGAACAGCCGATTGATCTAGCCCACTGAGCAATGTCTTTTTCGGCATCGATTAACTCATCCAGATCGCCACCAGCTAACCATATACGGCAAACAGATCGGCGCGGATAGTCAACGATCTCCGTTACAATAGCACACTTTTGTCTAGGAAAAAACTGTGCCTTACCATTCTGTATCGCCAGCCACACATCGTTTATACCGTGGCTATTACTTGCATACGGCAGTGCCGCCTCAATCCAGTGCTGGCATCGCTCCCACTCATCCAACAATGAGATACGCGATATCTGCTGTGTGTCCATTGTTTGCGTGTCCAATGACCATGTTTCCATTTGTGCTAGTGCTTTTTACATACGGCGCATGATGCTCAATATCGTGGTCATATCCTGTAAAGAACACTATGCTTTCCACATTATAGCGTGGGTCTTCAACTGTTGTCTCAGTCACATTAGCGGCAAGTGTGGCATAACCAATGCTGTTTAGGCCGCCATCAATAGTACGGTTAAGCACCTCTGCGATCTCTCGCGTGGTGGCTGTGACTGGGTTTAGTGTGCGAAAGTTAGTTTGTCGCTGACGAATTGTCATCTGCGTCCAATCCCCCTAGCCTCGACATCAATACCCTGTGCCGTTGACCAGTTGCCTGTTAAGTTCATTCTCAGCCTGTGATAGCGTCCTGACTCGCGGAATGGCGCAAACCCCTCATCATTCATTGAGGCCGCCGCACCAAGTGTCGCTGTGCCACTAGGTGTGTTCTTTGTGCCAATCTGCACAGTAGCAGTGCCATCCTCGTGATATGGATATACCCTAGTCACAATGCTGTGTTTGCCCTCTGACAGCGAAATATCGCCTGTTTCAATCGTTGCCGCAAGCGGATCACCTGTGAATGTGTACAGCCTTGCGCCTAATGCACCACCAAAGAAATACTCACCGCCCTTAAACAAAGCACTGTCCAGAGTTGACGACAATCCGTCCAATGTGGGCGAAATGTTATCTAGCTGATCCATTGTGTAGCCTGATGAGAAGAATGGCGCAATGTAGTTTGCGCTAACCTCTGCCAGTGACCACTTGCCCAGCACATAGTTATAGATCAATAGCTTGTCAGGTGTACCAGACGTTGACTGGGTACTGGTATAAGACCAGATAGCAATCTGTTGTTGTGGGTCAACTGATGCCGACATATTCTTGGCATAGTTTGAGTTAAAGTCGGTCATAAAGAAGTCGTTGATCTTCTCAGCACCGATAGGCGTAGTCCTTTGCCCATCAAAGGCATAGAACCCATCGTCAGACAAAAAGAACACAATAGAGCCGACATTACACACTGAGCCGGAATACTTACAGCCACGCTGGGTTTCCACTTTGTCGAACTGAAACACTAGCGGCAAGCCTGAATAGGTAGCGCGAACAATAGCGCGTTCCATTAGGATAGTCGCATACTCGCCACCAACTAGGCCAGTAATAGCACCTGCGTCTGGTATGTCCTGAAAGTCGGACTGATTTGTGCCAGCCGTCCAGTCAGTTGCGGTATTGAATCCAGACCATTTGGTGCGGTATGGAATACGGCCTGAACCCTCATCAATATTAGCTGTGAACACAAAGTCACGCACGACCGCAATATAGTCAGCCTTTGGCGCATCTGTTGACAGCACAGCAAATTGCGTGGATGTCCCTACTGTCCATTTCTGGATGCTCTCACCCACACCGCCAGCCGCATAGACTTCTTCGCCAAACTGAACGAAACGCCACTTCTCAGCATTTGCTAGTGAATGGGTGGCTGATGATACAACATCAAGGCTACTGTCAGTGGTGTCAAACTTATAGAGATTAGTAGCATCTCCAGCAAATAGCTCGACATTGCCGTCATTATCTTTCGCCGCAAAAATGCCGCGAATAGTGTCACTAGCCGCGCCACTGTACTCAACAAATTGCGGAAAAGATTTATAACCCTGCGCCGCCGGAATCACATTCTTGGCGGTGGTGATTGTGTTGTTCATGTCTGGCTGATCAGGTAGCCATTCGCCGAAAGTAATCATTGCTGTAACCAGACCTCATTCCCTGCGGCGATGTTTGCCCAGACCTCACTGCCAACATTCTGGATAGCCCAAGTCTCATCACCAAAGTCAACCGTTATCCAAGCCTCGCCAAGTATCTCTGCCTCTGCCGTGCCGGAATACGCCATGCTAGTAGCACCTACACCAGAAAATACACCATTTATTCCAGTTATGGTAGTCACTGCAATATCTGCCGTGGCTTGCCCCAGCGTCACAAAGTTTGAGTTGCTTGTGGCTGATACTGATGCTGATGCGGTCGCCTCAACCGTTCTAATGCGTGTGCCTGTTGCCGTAGCCGTATCAACAATCGGCACAGTAACAAAAGCGAACATTACGCGCTGTGCTGTGGCAGATACACTAGCCGCGCCTGTAATCGCCGCAGAAACCGTCCTGACGCGATCTGAGTCTGTCGCCTGTGTGATTGCTAGTGATGCGATGCTAGAGGCCGTCCTGACGCGATCTGAGGCGGTTTGTGCCGACATCGCTGTTGATGCCGAACCTTCAGCAACAAATACTCTTAGTGTAAGGGTGTCTAACGCGCCGTAGTCCCAACTATCAAGCGCACCCCAGCCATCCATATGGTCTAGGGCGGTAGCTGTCCAGTCCACCTTGTCGCCAATAGTGTCTAACGTGATAGTGAGACTATCAAGCGTTCCTGTTAATTTATCTAATGGCGCAGTAGAGGCCATGGCTCACTCCACTTAGTCAGCAGAGATATCCATGTCGCCGATTGCTACTTTCAGGATATCGCCTGTCTCAATTACTTTGTTTGATGTCAGTGCGCCGTGGATCAGCAAATTGCCTGATGTCGATGCGTCAAACAAACCAAAGTGGCTAACTGTCCCCCAGCTACCAGTCGCGGCAGAAAACTCAATCGCCGCATCGTTGCTGGCTGTGCCGGATGATGCCGCACCGAAACTTGCCGCTACACGACCATAACCTGATCCAGCTAGTTCAGTGCCGGAGTTGTCGTCACCGAACGCCCCTGTTGAAAGCCCGACATACACCGTGGCCGGTGCTGTGTAGCTAGTTGTGGCGAGAATGTGGTCAAGCACCTTATTCTCAAGATAGTCTGACATTGCGCTCATAGGTTACTCCATACTCGCATTTTGCTTGCTGTAAATAGACTTGATGTGCAGTGAGCCTGTTCCATAATGCGCCCTCTGCTCATCAACCTTAACTTCTTCCATGCCACGGCTGAACTTCTGATCATACTGTGCGGCTCTCTGCTCATCGAGCAAATACGCATAGGCTTCTGCCAATGCACCGTACAAATACAAGTCAGGCGATCTCAGAAATAGCGTTGGTGTGTTGCTATCGCTGATTGCCGTTAATGACCCAATATACACGATTTCTGCCGTATATGCACTGTCTGGGATCGGACGCAGTTTCATCTCGCGCCCGACAATACTAAAGCCTAGAGGCTTGCCGGTAGAAGAATCAGGGTAACTCGTGTCCAGAGACACTGGGCTGTGATAGCTAAGAACGGTAATTGGCGTGGTGTTTAACTTAACCTCACGCACCTCACGCATATCTGTCGGCAGGGCAATATATTCATCGCCAGCCGTTAGTGTAGCCGTTGACCGCTTTTCCTGTTCGCGTGTCTCTAACTCGCGTGACATCCGGCCTTCTGCAAGCTGGATAAAGTTAGGTATCTGCGCGGTCAGGTCATCCCTTGCCAGAAAGTTGGCAATAGCTGTCTTGAGTTCTGAATAAGTGCCAATGCTCATACGTTGCCGCCACCAGTTCTAAAAGCGCGGTTCTCACCATCGTTGAGCCACTGCTTCCATGCCTTTGGGTTTTCGCTAGGCTTGCCCAGCGTCTTCAAGAGGTGATGATACAATACATTGGGTATTTCGGCAATGTGCGCCATGTGCTTCTGCGT